TGGCGAAGGCATATCTGTAGCCGAACGACTCTCGGAAGAAGGTCATTTACCCACGTTACACAACACATCCAAATCCAATGCCGGAGTCGGAATAGTAGACACAACCACCACTACTCTCCCTCTCAAGAACCGTGACGGCGAACCAATCAAAAGGAATATAAACACCATTCTCAAACAAACCGTCCCAGATTTAGTGGTGATAGATAACACCGGACACGGAAAGGTAGCCGATTACATAATCAGCGAAAACTATTCCTTGATTGGCGGTTGTAGATGGGCGGATTTGGCATACAAAGACAGAGACTACGCCTCTCAACTAATGGGTATGTGTGGTATGCGTCTCCTCGGTAATGAGGTAAATGGAGTTGTGGTTGATGTTGGTGGGTGGTGGAATGGGTTTTCTATACATGCACCTCACTGGGTAATGTTAGACACTCGCTTTATGAATGGTAACGCTGGCCCTATGATAGAATGTGCCGGAGCTACCGTTAAAGTTATAGATAGAAATTCTCCTCTGGTAAAGGAAACAGTTCTAAAACTGGAAGACCTTCTGAAGAAGACTAAATATCGCGGCCCAATATACGTTCGCGCCCTCGTAACCCAAACCAGAATTTGTGCCGTGGCTCTAAAGGCAGGTTTCCTCTACGACGCCATCTTCAGCTTCATTGAACTCTACAAAGGCAACCTTACCCGTTTCCTCTGGAGTGTCGCTACAGGCCTCGAGAACTTTGCAGAATTCAGACGGATGTACGCTATATCAGTACGTCTCTCCATACCACCTTACCCTAATTCCGGTTCCCAAACCCATAATATTATTGGTGGGGTTAACACCCATAACCTTCGACACCTCTGGTGGAACGACGTTGAGAAGAACGGAGAAACCTACATGTCAGCCGCAAGTACAGGGTTACTAGGTGCAGTAACTGCCAGAGGAGCTGATATAACAGAGTGTAGAAGGCGTGTTTACCGGACAATTTCAAACTTAAGTGTGGCTGACCTTCAATATAGAACCGACATTGGAGTTAAAGTAAATGAAGCTGAGCGTCAACTACGAAGCTGGGGACACCTATACTAAACCTCTTATCTTCAAACGTCTCTTCTAATACTTACGTCTAAGTCTTTTACGAGTAGACCTCAAACGTCTTTCCTTAAGACACTTATCACAAAATATCTTTTGGAGTTTCCGCGCCCCCTTGTTCCACCTGTGAATGGACACCACTGTCGTAAATGTTTTCTTGCACTGAAGGCACTTCTTCCGTACTCTTACGTATATACTCTCCATTGAGCAACATCCTCCCCAATTTCATGAACGCGTCCTCTACGCGGTCACCGATATACTCAGTTATAACCAACATCTTTGCATCAAAGTTACAAAGCTCCCACTTTTCCCACTCTGATAAATTTTCGTGCGGCGTTCCTTTGTAATTAATGTATTTACTTACTTGTATCATCCAACTCCTCCTTTATTAACTTTCTCAAAGTCGTTTTGTTAACCCCGTACCTGGCTACTATAGTGTTACCTCTATACCGAACGTAACTACACAGTCCCTTTCGGAGGATGACACTAGTGATACGGTCAATATCCCAATCATCCACTATTACATACTTTATCTTACCTTTACTCACTTTGCACCTCCTTACTCTCTACATCTTTAAACCCATTTTCAACTAACCTTTTGAACCACGAAGCAAAACAGTCGAAGTTGCAGAATTGGTACTCTTTGCAGGATGGCGTAATTCTGTGCTCACCCCAACGAACAGGCGTACCCTTCTTTACCACGTATGCTATGGTCGCAACCCCATTCTTAATATGTAAATGGGGATTGTTCTCAAGCTCCTTTTCACAGTTATCACAATAATACACATAACGTCTAGCCATACTTTCCCCCTTTCACTTTATAGAACGTTGTACCTTTACTAGTAAACGACTCTATCCTATCCGCTACCGTAAGGTCATTGATAACCTCATCCAACCTCTTCGCATTCATACAGTAACTAACACTCCTCATAAGGTCACTTCTCTTACACCGGCCTTTTCGAGCTATGATGCGAAATACTCTCTCGAAGTCAACCCCAACAGGTGTCATCTGTATCAACCTCAAAGTTGTCGGTAATGTTTTCTCTACTTCCATCATTAACGTTAATGACTCTTCTAAATCCGGTGTATCAATAAAAAGGTCGTTACGCTTACATGCCGCCACACACATACCAACCCTCAGCAACGTATCATGTTTCCTTCCCATATACCCGTCCAACGCCTTATGCTCTGAGTGTTCATTGAGAGAGTGTTCCTGATACCATTTGCTAAACATACCTTGTGCGTCTTCCGTAAGATAGAACTGACCATCCATATCTTTGATAGCTTCAAGGTCATACATCAACTTTCTCTTTTGTTCCAACATCTTCTGAGTCACAAACGGGAACGCAATCAGTTTTTGAGGCTCTTCTCCATACACGAATACAATACGGCTGGTAAATCCACCTCCGATAGCAGACGGTGGCATCGCATCCTTGAGCCACTCTGGAGTAGTACACCCTATCAGATTACAGTACACATTCTCCATCGGCTCTTTTCCTCTGGCTAATGTATGATAAACAAAACGTTTGGGACAATCATACCAATCAGAACGTTTGGGACAATCATACCAATCAGTGAGGAGTTGCATCAAATCGGTAGCTCTGGTTCCGCTTCCCAAGAACACTCCCAGCTCAGTCGAGACTATCGTACCTCCACTCATTTTCCTTTCACGTGACTCTTGCACAAACACGTTGATAAGAGCTTCCGGTGTCATCTTTTGACTCACTATCGTAATGTCAGGTAGCGCTTCCCTTAATAAATTATACCCGGTATTAACGGCTGTTGTCTTACGAACTTTAGCACTGGCACCGACCAACACAACATACAAGTTAGGAAATAAGTCATAGTATCCTCTGTTTAACCATACCCGTCTTTCGAGAGTAGACGCAATAACACTCAACCCAACCCACGTATGAAAAGCTCTGGGACTCTCTTGTTCTGCTGTATACTCCAGGTATGCTTGCAGCCAATGATTGACCTTCCTCGTAATACCTGCCATACGTTACACCTTATACTCAACCATCTCATCCCAATTCTTACCGACTTTATGCTTAACAGGAATTATGAGTGTTCTCCCGCGGATGTTAAGAGGAATGTTAAACGCTTCATTAACTCTACTCACCCACATCCCAACCGTCTCCTTAGGTACTTGAATAACGAACGCATCGTGAATTTGTAGCATAACCTCTAAATCCGGAAACTTCTCCTTCAACTTTATCAATGCCAAATTTTCGTCCAAGAGGGGTAACTAACGTCCTGTTCTTCTTAAGATGTGACTGTACCTCATAGTGCCACGACCGTATACGCGGGAAAGTGGTAAAGTACTTTTCAAGCAACCTTTTAGCTTCCCTTTCACCGATACCGGCATAATGAGCAAACGTTCTTGGCCCGATGCCATAATTAGACGCGTGAACAAGTCTCTTAGCCATTTCCCGCTCCTCTTTCTTGACTTCTTCCACTTGCTTATCAAATATCCACGCTGCGTTTTGTGTATGTATATCGCCGCCTTTGGTGAATAAATCAATAAGTTTTGTTTCTTCCGAGAGGTAAGCCACGACTCTAACTTCTGCACTTTTCCTTCATCAGCAATAAACATGCGTCTACAAGACCCTTTAGGTATGTTTTGCAGATTGGTTCCTGTACCAAAAATGCTTTCTCTAGACGATAACCTACCAGTTTCAGTTCCGCCAACACCTTCATTATCACCCCCTATTATATAACTTGACCTGGCTCTGCCATCTTCACCAAAGAGGTTTTCTATATATGTACTGAGCACCTTCCTTTTACCTCTAATATCCAATATCAAATCAAACAATCTGGAAGGGTATCTAACAGCCAACTTCTTAAGCGCATCCTCATCAGTTGTGATACGTGCAGTTCCTTTCTTATATTGCGGAGGGAGGTTCATGTTACGATACAGCAACTTTTTCAGCTGCTTTGGACTCATAACATTAACCTCCCTGCCTACCAGTTTACATAATTCCGCTTGCAGTTCTGCAAGCGAAGTGATTGTCTCAGCTTTAAATTTCTTCCACTCAGGAATATCTATCTTAACTCCTCTTAATTGCATTTCCATAAGGATAGGTATAAGGGGGTGAACCAAACGATGATAAAAATCCCAGACTCCAAACTCTTTGAGTTCTTTCTCTATAGCAACACTTGCCTCTAACGTAACAGCCGCATCCATCGCGTTGTACTTCCAAAATCGAATATCATCAGAGGTGTTAGACCAATGTTTATAATATGGTTGTCTCGTATATATACTGGTCAACACAGCCAAACTCTTACGGAGCTCTGGATATATCGTATGGTGGGCGCACATCGTATCCAACACCAACCCTCTTACATCTATATGATATGGGTTGAGTTTCAAAAGTAAGACGTCGAACTGTGCATTTTGAGCTACTTTCTCCACTGACTCATCTTCCATCAACCTTTTTAGTCCTTTCCAAATCAACTCTTCATCACTATCTACCCAATACGGCGCACCATTTCCGAGAGTGAATGGTATGGATATTGCCTCCAGAGGATTGTTACTTAGTGCTATAGCCGTAATCCACAAATCCGTTGTTTCTACATCGAATGCCATTCTCTTACCACACTCGCGAAAATTTTCTATATAATCCATAACTTGAGCAAAAGTAGGTTTCACAATAAGATTTTTTTTTGGTATTACCAACTCACTTGACTCACTTTCTTCCTTTACTCTCTTAAAGTCAAACATCGCAAGCGGAACATTCTCCCACATACGGAATAATGCAGCAGGATGAATAGACGGGATAACTTTACATTGCGCTTTCCGGCTCCAGAGTATTGACCCCCTCCAGTTCATTATATCTTTATATCCCATAAGCGTAACCAGTGGCTCATTACCTAACGCTACAACTACATTGGGATTGCATCTCTTAATATCTTCAATCAGGTACCTTCTACCTTCCACCAGTTCCGGCTTTGGATATTTCCCGTTATAGAAGTAACTAAACTTATCATTAATGGGACGTACTCTCATAACATTACCTATACGACACTCATTTCTCGTAATTCCAACTTCCATCAAAAGTCTGTCAAGAATACGCCCGGCACTACCCACGAATGGTCTGCCAATCGCCTCTTCCTGTTTACCGGGAGCTTCTCCGACAATATAAATTTTAGCATGCTCCGGCCCCTCAAACGGGACAACTATTTCCATAACTTTTTCTCCATCAATTGTTTGTACATAGACCACTTCACAATGTCTAACTTACCACTAACGTAATCAGCAAACTTTTTGTTGCGTGTAACAGACTTTCGTTTCTTTACCTTTCCCGCTAAAGTTATCCAATTGCTTTTCATAGTTTTTACTCCTTAGTTAAATTAAGCTTTCCTACTGTATTACAAATAATATGAAGTTACTTTTCTCGTAGGCCCACCGTTAGTTTTAGGTTTCTTTACCTTTACAGTTTTCCCTATTTTTTCCAATTGGTTCTCGTCAATGTTCCAAGTAATTATTTCTGTTGCATCCTTTTTAACCTTAGGCTGAATTCCATACTGGATACAACCGTTAAGGTACTCTATTCTCGAAGTAACAGTTCCTATTAAACCGGATACTTTGTCCTTTACTTTGTCTCCCAAGTTTATCATATTACACCTCCTTGTTTATTTAATTCCTCCACTATTTTGTGAGCTAATCGTTTCTTTAGTCCTGTTCGAATAACGTAATTACTGCATTGAAAACCTTGATATAACTTACTTTTTTCAATCATTTCTTCTATTTTCCATTCCTCAACCCTCATCTCCTCAAGGAGTTTCTGAGCTTCGTGCAGCATACTTACTGCTAAGGGCGGTAATGTTTCGCCCCTTTTAATAGCATTAATGATTAACTGAAGATTCTCCACCACTCTTTGTTTGTTCATTGGTCAAAATTTCCTCATCTTCTTCTTTCTTTTCTTACGGTCTAAACACTTCTCCCGCTTCAATAACATTCAATTTAGGTTTAGTCATTGTTAGTTTCCTTTAAAAGACTTATTCCATATTTAAGGATTTTGAGTTTTAGACTATCATTAGCATAAGCATCATCGGCAGCATCGGCATAAGCAGCAGCAGTATAAGCAGCAGCAGCATCAGCATCGGCAGCATAAGCAGCAGCAGCAGCAGCAACATAAGCAGTAACAGCAACATAAGCAACATAAGCATTAATAGCACCAACATAAACATCAGCATAAGCAACAGCAGCAATTTTATTTTTCTTTGTTGGATTTTTAATACACTTTTTAGCAGCTTCTATAATCTTGTGAAATATTTTATTATTAGGACATTTTTTCTCATATATCCCTGTTATCTGCTCAGTTGCATACATGGCATAACTGACATATTGTTCATATGTCATAACCCGCACAATAGTCCAATTAGCCCAATTGTAGCGTTTTTCTTTGATAAGTAATTCCAGGATTTTAATAGCATTGGGGTCTTTACCTTTTAACCATTTGATACCTTTTTTACAAGGACGCCATCTCTTTATCCATTCATCAGTTAGAGTGATAATTTGTTTCATTTCCATCTCCCGTTATTCTTTGAATTAAGAGTTACACTTCCCCGATTACTTTAACTTTCTTACATCTAACTTTTCCTTCCTGAACGGTTATCACATCTTCTTTTTCAATCTCGACTGCTATCGTAGTATCTCCTTCTCGCCAATACGTAGCGAGACTACAATGAATACCTGTTGAGCAACTTGCGTTTGACATATCAGCGTCTTTTACTTCGGAGATTTTTCCGTCTTGATATATAAAATTTTTATCGTAACAAGAAGAATATTTACCATCACTTATCTTGTTTACCCGTTTATACAGAACAATTTTGTTGTTAATGAAGCACAGACCCAGTTGACCTCTCAGTGATGATTCAATGTTGGAGAGTTTAAAATTGATGTAACCTGTATATACGTGATGTCGTTCGTAAACCCAGGCATTACCGAAGACCCAAGTATTACCGGAGACCCGGGCATTACCGAAGATTTGGGCATTACCGGAGACCCGGGCATTACCGAAGATTTGGGCATTACCGAAGACCCGGGCATTACCGAAGATTTGGGCATTACCGAAGACCCGGATATTATCGAAGATTTGGGCATTACCGAAGACCCAAGTATTACCGGAGACCCGGGCATTACCGGAGACCCAAGCGTTATTACTTTGAGATAAATTATCTTCTTTCTCTATCCACCCCCCTAAATCGCCTTTCTTTACATTACCGAAAGAAGTAAGAGCTTTAATCCGGAATAAAGTAACTCCAGAAACAACCCTTTTTTCCTTGGTTAAGACGTATTTTTTCCTACTTCTCCTAAAGAACCGGGAAACGTTAACCTTCATCATTTACCTCCCAATCTTTTATAAATTGCTTGAGCCAGCTTATGACGATACCCCAAAGGGGTTTTTTCATTTCTTGCTCCTTCCAATTAAAAACTTTGAAAAGCTTCTTTTCTTTCTTGCCAAAGTTTGTTTGGTTGCTGACATAACTCTTTAAATTCTTTTATTACTTTAATCGCTTTTTGTAGTTCCACGTCAGTCCTCCTTCTCCAAAAAGCAGTGACTATATTCTTCATAAATATTTTGTCCTGCTTGAACCCCAACTTTCCTGAGTTTGAGAGCTTCCTCTTGCTGTGGAGTCATTTCTATCGTAACTCTTCGATAACTTGGGCTGTCACCCACTAATAGTAATGGAGAATCATTTCTAATTATTACAGTCATTTTCATCTATTCCTCCTAGTATTGAATGTTAAGCCTTTTACAAATATCCGTAGCTTGTTTCTCCATTTTATATCGCTTTATCTGCCACAAACCTTTAGTGTTATGATGCTGCTTTCTCTTTTGCGGGTTATGTAGATTTTCTGCCTGAACCTTTACCTCAGATACTTTTACCTTAACCATAACCCACCTTTCGACTTTTTATAGGTACCTTTAGCAATACGAGTAAGGTCTCCCGCCTTCTCGTGAATGTACCCTCTTTTTGTTCTTAAGTACTGAACCGCCTCAAGATATAACTTTCTCTGCACAGGATTATCAAATGGTCTGTCAAGAGGCCACCCCCGGCTAACGTTAAATATTCGGAGAGCACATAGCGGACACACTATATATCTCCTTCGTCTTGTAACGACTTCATTAATGAATTTGTTCGGGAACTCTATCTTGCACTTCCTACAATAGTCCATCTATCAACCCACCTCCAACAACAATGATGAATAGTACCAAACTCCACGTCGCTAAGTGTACATTACCAACACTTACCGCTACTAAAAACCCTATTATACACAGCCAAAGTAATACCTTCATAATGAAATATTGGTTAAGAAAACTGACCACCTACCGGCACGTGGGCTTTGCTGCCGGTAAGCGGTCGTAATTTCAATTTTTGAATTTACTAACTCTTACAGCGGCTGAACACTTTCAAGGTCAATGTCAGACGCTTTCTTTTCGTTTCCATCCGCATCCTTGTACTGTCTGTCATAAATAGCAGCCTTAAACTTTCTACCCAGCATATTCTCCGTGATGAAACTGCCATCACTTCCGATAGTGATACCAATTCCCTCCAGAAACCTCTTCATAAAGTATCTCGTAGCTTTACTCTTATTGGTAATCCTACGCCACACTTTCTTCCCAGCTTCTGAACCTGATGCAATCTCACACTGAACGTTAATAGTGTACATCTTTCCACCAATGTCAGTTTCGTCATAAACCTCTGGAATTATCTCCGGCGGTTCCTTAATAACCAACTCATACACGCCCGGCGTAATCGGACTAAAATCCGCTACGTCGTGTAACCCAGCTTCTAACTTCATAACACCTCCTTAGTTTGTTGATAGTTGAAATACTACTTTGCCCACGCCTCTTGCTTCTTAATCTCTTGTTCTATATACTCCTTCACCTCCTTTTGAACCGGACGTCCGCACTCCGGGCAGAAGTTACTTACAAGTGAAATCATAGAGTGACATCCCGGACACGGCATCTCGTTTGGTATTAACTCACACCCGCAAAAGCTACAGAACCTTTTACCATAAATCGAAAACTTACAGTTTGGACAAAATTTACCTTCCGACATTGCTCCCTCCTATTGTGTAGAATAATAAACCGCTGGTATTTTATCATCAATCCCTACTTCTATCACTTCATACGTCTCAACTTTCACTTTGCACCTCCTTTCACGTACGACATAATTAACTCGTACGCATTTAACGGTTTAGCCTTTCCAACCTGATTTGGATCTGGTTTACTCCACTCAATTCTGGGAGGTAACACATTCAGACGACTTTTTCCCATATACTTATCTTGAGCAACCGTATCAAAATAATATAAGGGATACCCCTCTTTATCCTTAGTTGCTCCAAAGTGATACACCTCATCAAACCAGAGAGGTAACTGAGCGGGCAACTTCTTCCCATAAATAACCGGCATTACCATAATTTCACCAGTAATCCCATCCTGCACCATCTGCTCATGAGCTATAACCACTACATTCTTACTTAACTTAGTAAGCCTCATAAACAAGTCACGAAGGTCATTGATAAGTAACATCCACTCATACTGCGTCGCCGTCTTCTTCCCGGACAGTTGAAGTATCCTGTCCATCTTATACTCCTGCATAGTAGTAACCGAGTCAAGAACAACCGTATCATATGAACACTGAGCTTCTAACTCCGCCAGTTTAACCTCCCAATCCTGATAGTTGGTGAACGTATCATACTCAACATCCAACCCTCTTTGACCTAACATTCCCTTGTCGAAGTCAGCAACATAAACCGGGCCAGCCTTCCTAAACGAACACGCAAACGACGTCTTACCTGTCCCACTCGGCCCATACGTTAAAATAGTAAGTTGAATGTCCTCGATGGTAATGTCTTTAGCATTTGCCATTATTTCCACCTCCAATCCTCTGTGGTAACTGCTTTAGTTAAACTTTTGCTAACATACTTAAACATCCCCATATAACGAACAATTTCATTTTCACTAACTTTTCCAATAACAACTCCTTTCTTCCCTTTAATACCAAACAATAGAAAACTGTCAAACTTTTCAATAGCTTCTTTGGCCTGTTTGATGCGCTTCTCTTTATGAATATTTGACAAGAAACTTCCAGGGTTCATCTTCCACATTATTATGTCTTGTTTCTTTAACATAACATCTCCTTACTTGTCACGCTCAACATCTCTTTACGCAATTTATATCCCTCTAATCTTAACGTCCGGTATATGAACCTTCCTCCAACACTCACTTGAACAATAACGTTCTTGTCCCTTAGGTATAAACAGTTTCCTACACCCTGGGTTTTCACACCGCCGCAGTTTCTCCGTTACCTTTTTCCTTACCTTGTGCAAATCTTTTCTCAATTTCTTTTTCCACATCGTCTAAAAACTCCTTATTCAAAGTACGTCGTAATCTTGCTCTTATATCCTCATCTATAGTAAACGGTTGGTCATAATTCAACAATTCCTTCAGATTATCCCTTACTTTTATCAACGCTCTATACACCAACACTTTCTCTACTGCATTCTTCATCATCTTCACCTCTTTTAAACTTAAATTTAATAACCCTCTCATGCTCTCCGTAAACACACAAGTCCCAGTACATACATTTCCCCCACCTATGACACGAACTGGTATTCATAGGAAAAGTGTTATTCTTAACACTCCACTCTATCATCCCAGTCCAATAGCTAAATATTTCCGGAAACCTCATTATTTCCTCTCTCGTCCTTGGACTGGTGCCTCTCAGAAACCGTTGCTTTGGGTTTTGCGCCGTACTAATACCATTGATGATTGCACCCATACATTCACCGACCAGCACAAGACACGCATAACAATACCCGTCAATCTGCGTATTTGGTCTATACCTCTCAATGAACGAACTACCCAGCGTTAACGTAGTCTTGTGGTCAACGACGTAGATATACCTATCCTTAACAACCTGGTCAAGCGTGAAACCATACAAACGTTCACCAATTTCCACAACCCCGGTTTTCTCACTGTGAAGAACTTCATAGGGCTCCTTTCCATACATTTCAACGTATTGTTTAAATATCGCTTCACCCCATCCTCTTGTCCTAAAGTCCGGTGTAACCCTATTCGATAACGACTCAAACACTTTAATACACTTTTCCACCGGTTGTTTATCATACCATCTGTAGAGAGCCTTGTGAAACGCTTCCCCAAACATCAAACCCGGCTTTGGTTCCCTTGGCTTCAACTTATCCACCCAAGTATACTTAAAGTACCTCGGACACAACTGATAATCACTAATCGCAGAGGAATTATACTTACGTTGCTCCAAATCAAAGTTACTATTCATACTCGTTTTTCCTCCTTATTTAGGTTTACTTTCTCTTTCCAACATATTATATTTTTTACAAACCAAAACCAAAGAGGTATAAATATCAGTCATTTCCTGCCATTCCTCAGCTTCTTCCTGCCATTCCTTAGCTTCTTCTTGACACTCCTCAACCTTTTCTTGCCACTCTGTAGCCTTTTTCTCATATTGCTTAGCCTCTTCTTGCCACCACTCACTTTCATTCTCATACCGGTCAACTTCTTCTTGCCACCACTTAGCCTTTTTCTGACACCACTTAGTCTTTTTCTGACACTGTTTAACCTTTTCTTGATACCGATTAGCCTCATCTTGGCACCGTTTAATTTCTTCAGCTTCTTTTTGACACCGCTTAGCCTCATCTTGATACCGCTTAATCTCATTTTGACATCGTTTAGCTTCTTCCTGATATCGTTTAGCTTTATCTTGCCACCACTTAGTTTTTTCTTGATACTGATTAGCTTCTTCTCGGCAATAATTTATCAGTTTGTTGATTGCTATCATACTCGTTCTTCCTCCTTCCTGCGTATCACCTCTAAAGCTTTTACAACTTCCATTACGCTCATCTTAAGTCTGAAGATACTCTTATCAAGGCCAAGCGCAAACTCCAATATTTTAGCAGAGTTAGCCTCCACCAACGAATAATACTGCTTCATAGTCATACTCTTTTTGCTGGTAGGCGTAGTAATTTCAACTTTTGAACTTATGACCCGCATAGTAGACTTCTTACTCTTATCCGGTCTCTTCATCTTTCCCTCTCCTATTTTTACACTTACTCAGCGTTTTCTATAACCTTTTGTGCTGCTTTACGTTTCTTTTCTTTATAATACGCTTCAATTCTTTTCTTTTTAGCATCTTGCCTTTTCTGATAACTTTTCTTAAACCTCTCTTCACGTATCTTACGAAGCTCTGCTCTTAACTCTTTTTCATTCAAATTCTTATACTTATCTAACATATGTCCGTAATTCATAACTTTGTAACTCTTTTTAATACTTCCGCCATAATCTCTTGACGCTGGAAACGTTGACCAATCGCAATTCCACAGCAAAAGAGAGCAAAAAGTTTCTCATTGATAGGATTATCACCTTCAATAATCATCTCAACAACATCTTTCATGGTGGAATTCTTATTGTTGATTTTATCTTCAATCCAACTCAACAACTCTACACTCCGTTCTCTGCTAATTTCAAACGCTTCTGTCGAACTTGTTGCATCTTTCTTTGGCTCCCAATTTTCTATCATCTTTACTCTCCTCTCAATATTAACTCCGGTATCTCTCTAATAAACCCGTGTCCCTTATTAAGACATATCTCAATACGTTTCGTAACACCTTTCTCACTAACATACTTCTTAACTTTCACACTACACTCTTTACACCTATTACACCAATACAATCTTTTCACTTTACCTTCCTTCTCATACCTGGTTCCCACTCATCATAAAACTCTTTCACATTAGTAACCGCAATAACTCTTACGTCATAGTCCCGGACGTTGTGCTTTACACTTAACACATGCACAATAGAGTCCAACATCATACCCTCATGGTGTAACTGCTTAATCTCTCTTACCAGTTCGCCTGGGTTTACCATTATTTACCTCACTTTTTCTATTTCTTTCCCTTTTTAACCTACGCAATCCGTCATTAAGGCGTTGGAAATACTTATCCATCGCGTTACCACGCCACCACGCTTTCGTATAGATTGATACTTTACCTAACATTCTAACATCTCCATTCTATTTTCATATTCCCGATACGTTCTTCACAAATCGAAATCAGAGAATTGTAAATATCAATCTTTTTTTGACACTGCTTAACCTCTTCCTGCCACTGTCCAGTTTCATCTTGATATTGCTCAATCTTATTCTGACACTGTTTAACCTTTTTTCGGCAAAAGTTTACCAAATTTATTAATTTGTCAATTGTCATTACACTTCCTCCTGATTTAAGTTTACTTGCTCTTCCCGATATGCTCTTTACAAACCTGGATTAAAGAATTGTAGATGTCAATTTCATTTAGTTTGTTGATTGCTACCATACTTCCTCCCTGTTTACTCATACCTATTCAACTATCCCCATTTTACTCTATGTATCACAGAAAAATATGAGGGGTATGAAACACAGGGGAAGCGCAAACTTCTTGAAAAGCCCTGTGCCAGTCACCCCTCGTTTACTTAATTCAAACATATTCTTCACTATCTTCTCTCCCAACATATTTTTCACAAATCGAAACCAAAGAGTTATAAATATCAGTTTTATCTTGATACCATTTAACCTTATCCTGATACTGCTTAACCTCATTCTGATATCGCTTAACCTTATCCTGATACTGCTTAGCCGTATTTTGGCAGTAGTTTATCAATTCATTAATTGTTATCATTTTTCCTCCTTATATTCTTCTACCTTATATTTTTTACAGACCAAAACTAAAGAAGTATAAATATCAGCCTTTTTCTGCCACACCTCAGTCTTTTCCCGGCAATAGTTGAGCAGCTCGTTAATTGCTACCATTTTTCCTCCCTTTCTGTATTTTTTCTACTTTTTCTCGTTCCCATGCATACATTGGTCGACGCATATACTCCTCGATTGAAAAAACGCCTTGAAAAGTTTTTTTTCCTGAGTTGTGGAAATTGGTGCATACGATATGGTGGCATTGAGGACAATAATCTACACAGTCTTGGCCGAAGTGATAGTCAGGCGTGGAAAAAATATTTTTCCATTGGTTGTAATGAGCGGCAAAACATTTTTTTCCTGTCATTTTTCACCTCCTTTTTCTCAGCACCAATGAATGTTCTGGACTATTGATTTCTCCTATCCAACATTGCTCGCACAGTATGTATCCCAAATAATTTCTTACATTTTGGGTTTCATATCCGCATAGTTCACAACTTGAGGAAATGTTTTTACGACTTTTTTTCATCAGTGTTTGCGCTTGCTTCTTGATACCGGGTGAGAATTTCCCGGAGTAACCGAAGTTCTGCAAAGGAAGGCGAAGTTTTTCCTTTCCACCAGCGATACATTGTGGTGTAGGAGACACCGAGGTGAAAAGCGAGGAGCTCCAGCTTCACGTCATAATCGTATACCAGTTGGGTTATGATTTTCTGTGCTTCGCGTTTCATCGATTATAGTTTACCACCTTGCAATCACAATGCAAGCTTTTTTTTAATTTTTTTTCCTTGATTTTATTGGGTTTTTCAGCACGTGAATTTTTTCACAAAGAATTGTTTCAAAAGTATAAGAAACGTCTGTAGATAGTCACAGAGAGCGCCAAGCTAAGTTCTTGGAAATCTAACTGAGTAACCGGAATTGCTTTTACCTATATATTATAACTGTTGTACAACTTGTCGAATGGACGTAACCGAAACGGGCATCGTTGCCGTTACCATAACCGTTGAGGGTATACGATGTATTGATACTTGTCAGCTACTCTCTACTTTGTCCGTAATCCGCGTATAACAAAAACTGTTTGTCTAAAACGTTCCCTGATGGTCAAGTAACTGTTGTAACGTTACGTAGGTGGGTAGGTGAGTGAATTGAAACGGTGAGTTATGGTAGGAAGTTGTTGTGTAACAATGAGTTAATGGAAAGTTCATAACTCTGAAAGACCGGTTCATAACCCTTAACCTATTGAGAGAGAAAAAGTTACGTTAAAGTTATGAGAGTTATGGTTATGAAGGGTGCTCTGGCTCTTTTTTATATAAAAAAAAAAAAAAAAAAAAAAACGTAAACACACACAGGGGTTCATAACCATAACTTCCATAACTGGACTCTAACCTATTGATAGACAAAGACTTAACGGTTATAAACGCAGTCATCAGAGTTATGGAAACTACATTAACCTGTTGTCTTTCAAGGATTTCCTACCATAACTCTGTATTATTACGTCAGCCGATGACTGATGACTGATGACCAACGACTGGAGATAGCACAGACTCCGCACTGTCTCCGACTGGTAGTTATGGTATCGGCAATCTGTTTAACTGTTACGGTTGTAGCTAACGTTTTTGCTGTGGCTCCAGGTTCAGCAAGTTTCAATCCTTGTTTTGATAGATTGTCTTTCCATACCATACTTGCTGACCTGCTACTTTGGACGAGTCTGTTACGTTTACCTTTACCCCAATTTTACCGACCGGACTCACACAGAAGTGTTAGGATATACACATTATGTAGTTATATATACTTGTACATATACGTATGTATATACTTACACATATCTGTCCGGGTTGACCAGAAGTATTAGGATATACATTACGTATGCGCACGTACATACTTACATATACCAACAACCAAGCTAACCAAATGTATTGAGATATATATTATGTGGTCATATATACTCATACATATACATACGTATATACTTACGCATACTTCTCTACATGTACCTATCTACACATACCTAACACAAACATACACCTATACCCATCCCCCCCCAGGTACCGTCTATTATATTATAAAACCCTGTATAAAAATCGCTACAATTTTACGACTCCGTCTAGTAGATATTAACGTAGAAGTGGTATTTCCAAACTTTGCAAATAACTTTCCACACAGCACCTAATCTTCAATTTTAAAATTTCCAAAAAAGAAAAAATTGCTTGGCAAATTGGGGTTTTTGTGATATACTTAAGACAGACACGGATATAATTTTAGACATTAAAATTTTACGAACTGAACTTATGTAATGTTAAGTAAAGTAAACAAATGTAGTATATTATAGGGAGCCATTGTCTAAAACTATTATGATTTATCTTTCGCCTACACAAATAGACCAATTAATTAATCAATCAGAAGCAGGAACAAAAACTTTTAATGACATAATTGCATTATTGGCAGGAGAGAAAGAATTCATTTATCTGGATGGGAGAAAAACGAAAGAAGGAATACCTAAAGAAATAGTTTAATAAATGAGTATTGATTGGATGGACACGTATGAGTCTAAGTTTGGGAATAACGGAGTCATTGCGTATGAGTCTAAGTTTGGGAATAACGGAGTCATTGCTAATCTATCAAAGTGCGGGTTTCACGGGAAACTTATTATTAACTTCACGGACGGGGTACCTCAATCGAGTAAGGTGGAGATGAGTGTGTTACCACAGTCTAACGCCACAGTACGTGAAAGTTCGATGTGTGTGTATACTGCCGTGAATGCGTTAACCTTAAAGGAAGGAGACAAAAAATGGTAAATGGGTATGTAAAGTGGTATGATGACGAATATATACCAAATTGGCACGATGAAGATGGTACGTATCGTTATTGGGTTACGGAAAATTTGTCAACTGTAGATAGTAAAACTGCGTTGGAAACCTTTACGTTATTGAAGAAAAGTGTGAAAGAAATCAATATGGGAAAAGTTAGCAAAGACGCACAAGAAAAACTGCAACAAAAAATTTCCAAGCTGGAAAAATTGGGGGTTACTGCACAAGCTAATGCTTTAAGAGCGGAATTACGTTTAAGAAGCAAAATAGCACGTGTCCAAGAGTGGGGGTATAAAGTACTTCCATACGATAAAGTTAAAGCGTTTGAGGGAACAAATACATCTGATGGTTTTACATTTAAGATACACATTGATAAATTGCAAGACTATATAACACCTAACGCTAAAACTTCTACAATTCCAGATTTTGTGCTTGATAAACTTGAAGAAGCCCAGCACCAAAAAGTATTCGATGAATTTAGAGTACTTTGGGTTGAGAAAGTTAAAGACCCTCTTTTATTAGGTGTGATAAATGGGTACGAGAACTATTTCCTGATTACAGAGTGGTCTGATGATGTTAATTTTGACCAGATTATGAAAGGAAGTAAGAAGTGATAACAAGTATAGGGTCAATAGTGTCCGGTTAGGCGGTGCTGGGTTTGGTTCCTGGATACGGGATTGGTTAATTCCCGTTGTTGCGGTAACGTGGATGCATCTTACGTATAATCCATTACCACCCGATGTAGTGTTATGGAAATTCATCGTTGCGAGTATCTTTATGTATGGCGCGATGGGTGGTGCACTCACAACCTACTGGGATAAGTTATGGGGATGGGATAACTTCTGGATGCACGGAGCTATGATAGGTGTTGCGGATGTCCTCTACGTCTGGGTAGGAGTTATTTCGTGGAAAGCGTTCATAGTTAGAGTTATGGTATTGGGAGCATTTATGGGTTTTCTTAACTTCTTTCTTGAGAAGTATAAGGTTAAATACCGTGACTACATTGACGAAGGGGGTAGAGGGAGTTCTATAATATTTTCGAGACTGATATACTTGATACCGTTCTTGAAATAAGAGTTACTTGATATAACGGTCAGGGTAAACTAAACGATAGTAGCCCAGTTCGGCAGATGTTGAACTGGGCTTTTTTCTTTTTGGTAATCAGGAGGAAAGTATGAACGAGGAAAAGAAGGAGTTAGCAGACAGCACAAAAAATGCGCAGATTAAAACCATTCTACCCAGGCACCGTGAGCTTATGAGAAAGTTAGTCGAAGGGGCAACGTTACAGAATGCTGCTGCTGACCTTGGATACTCGGTATCGAGAGCGTCAATAATTGCGAACTCACCACTCTTCCAAGATGAGATGAGAAAGATGGAGACGGAAGCTGATGAAAGGGTTGTAGCTTCTATGGCGGAGTCCAAGATTAAGTTGAAAGAGTGTGCTGAGAAAGCGGTTGAGGTATTGAAAGCGGAACTTGAAAGTGATAAGTCTAACATTAGAGTACAAGCCGCCAAAGAGGTATTAGACCGTGTGGGGTTGGTGAAAGAGGACAAGTTAAGGTTGGATGCGTATGTCGAACCTTCACCATCCTTTTTATTCGTGCTTGAAAGAGCATTAGAGGAGGGTAAGCTTGGGAAACCAAAACAGGCTGAACAAAATCCGGGAATTGGTACTGAGTGATTTTAGTTACTTCGCTCAGTTGTTTATTGACCCGGAGTACTTTGACCCGGCATTTCACGTTGAGTTGTGTCACTTCATTCAGTACTCCGGCCCGAATAAACTGGTTGTTTTACCACGGACACATTTGAAGACTACTATTGCGGCTCAAATGTATGGGTTATGGGCTGCTACCAAAAACCCTTCCATTCGGATATTGGTATGTTCTAATACTACCCCAAACGCTCAAAAGACAGTTCGCTCGATAAGAGACATAGTGGAAAACAACAAGATGTATTCGTTACTGTTCCCGGAAGTTATTCCATCTTTTACCAAAACAAGGTGGTCTGACTCTTGTGCGTGTTTGAAACGGCCGGTTGATTATCCGGAGGGAACGTGGGAAGCTGCCGGTGTAGGAGCTAACGTTATCAGACGTCACTTTAACATAATCATAGAGGATGATACCGTTGCTCCCAAGAAAGATGAACTCACGGGTGAAGAAGCAATGCCGAGTAAGGATGATGTTGAAAAAGCGGTGGGGTTTCATAAACTTACTATTCCTCTCCTTATCAATGAGAATGACCAAAGGATAGTGATAGGAACACGGTGGGCGTCATACGACTTGATAAACCATGTTAAGGAGACTAAAACGTTCGATGAATTCGATAAGACAGCATTTGTTGATGAAGAAAGAACAGTTCCAAGATATAAAAAGAAATTTAGTGTTAAGAGACTGGAAGATATAAAAAGTGATATGGGACAGTTTATGTTCTCGTCTCTTTACTTAAATGAGCCTCTCGCTAAAGAATTTATGGCGTTCAATCCGGATTGGACACGTTACTACGAGGAAGACGAACTTCCGGAAGACGGATACGTTGTCATAACCATAGACCCTGCCGACCCTCCGACAGGTAGCTCTCATCAGGACTTCTCAGCATTGGTATCGTGCAAGCACACGAAGAAAGGAATTTTTGTGAGAAGATACAGGAGAAAGCGTATTTCTGACAAGCAGATGATTGAGGAAGGAATGAGACTTGCGGAATTGGATGGTGCCAGAACAATCAGGATTGAGACTAACAGATATGCTCACCTCGAAGCGGGGTTCAGAGAAGAAATGGCCAAACAGAACAAGGGCTATTACATTCACGCCGTAAAGGCGAAGGTGGTTAAGAAGGAACAACGTATCAAGAACAGACTTTCGCCTCTCTTCGAAAATGGCGTTATTTGGCTAAAGAAAGGTATGAGGGAACTGGAAGAAGAACTTTACAGTTTCCCCTATGGTAAACACGATGACCTCATAGATGCGTTGTCATGGCAGATTGAGCGTTACGGAGCAAGTCAGTATGACCATACACTCAAAAAAGAGAAGTGGGACGGCAGGACTCGCTTCACGCTGGAACAAATTCGTCAAAGTTGTCAGAGAGCGGTGGCTAAAATGAGAGGTCAACCTAATTATCCGTTTAGCAGACAGATTGGTCTGGAGTTGACTAAACGTTAGTAAGTTCGACTTTTGAACTTATGACAGGAGGTACAAAAATGAGTTTGAATACTGCTTACACAGCATCTCCAACGTTTGGTGGAGGAGAAGTTATCACGGGGGTTGGTAAAATCTATGGCGGAATTATTGACTGTGGTGCATCGGCTGCGTTCGTAGATGTGAGAGAAAATGATGCCAGTGGTAAGATTGTGTACGCTTTGGAGGAAGCTACAGCTAATAAGCCGAAGGTGTATACTAACGGTATTGGTCTTGCGGTACATGTCAGAAACTTGTTTATAAGCGTATCTGCGAATGGTGCAAGGTGTAGACTTTACATTGATAAGTACGACTCAGTAACACCGCCCAGCAAGAACTTGGTCTGTCGTATCAACCCGATGGTTAGAGGTGTTACCGACAATTTAGTTTGCCGTATCACTGTAACCAGTTAGGAGGTATAGATGCCAAAGAGTTTCGAGGCGTGTGTCCGTAAGGGAGGACGTGTTAGAACCAAAACACTTAAAGACGGGAAGTACATAAAAATTTGCTTCATAGGGGGAAAGTCCTATGCCGGAGAAGTCCACACCAAAAAGAAAACGAGTTACATTGCAAAAGCGCTCTCTTGAGGAACTTCACGTTCAGTATCTTAAGAAACGGTTTCTAACTAAGAAGTTAAGGAGTCGTAAGAAATGGCTAAAAGCGATATAGAGAAATGGCAGGAACTGGTCGAACAGGGACGTATATACAAGGAAAAGTACGGTGATAGCCAACGTTGGAGTGTCTACCGCAACTATGGTAGAGGTAAGTTTCCTGGGTATACGGGTACTGTTTCAGGCGTTCTTCCATATAACCTGACGTACGCAATGTCCCGGGCTTTGGTTCCGAATGTCTATTTCCGTAACCCATACGTAAACATTTCAAGAGCTGTGCAGCCGATAGACCCTATCTACAGTAAAATCCTGGAAGCTACGGATAATTGGTTGATACAAGAGTTAAACCTTAAGCGACAGTTTAAAACAGCGGTGTTGGACGCGTATTACACCAACAGGGGTATTATTAAGTTGGGTTATGATAGTCAGTATGGATACTTTAGAAACACTAGAAGGTTATTCGGTATCGGACGTGATATGTCAGGACAGTTCGACAAGAAAGGGGATTTGACTGAGTACAACATAAACGTTAAACCAGGAATGCCCTGGGCGTTACGTACTATGCCGGACTATATCATTTTACCTTTTGGAGTGCGTACACTGGATGACTGTCCGTGGATTGACCATGTCTCTATCAGAAGGTTGGAAGATGTTAAAGCGGACAAGAAGTATAAGAATGTGAGTGATTTAGAAGGTACACATGTGGAGTTACTCTACAAAGACCCGTACTATGCAGATTTTTACCGGGAGTTGAGTAAATACCACGACCTTGTTGAAATTCACGAAATTAGAAACAGACGCACACAAGAGATTATGGCGTATGTACCCGGTCACGATAAATGGATACGTCCTCCGGAGGAGGATTTACTCCAAATCGAAGGGTTACCATTCGTGGACTTCACATTCAATGAGGATACTGAATTTTACTGGGGCCCCTCTGACGTGGCTATAATGGAACCTCAGCAACTCGAAATTAATGAAGCACGTACCCAGGCAATGTACCATCGCCGGATTGCGTTGGTTAAGTTCTTAGTTAACGCCAACCTCATTGGTGACGATGAAATTGACAAAATGATGAGTGAGAATGTAGGACCTGTCGTAAAAGTTACGGGAGACCCCAAACAAGTTGCGGCTATTATCCAGTCACACATCCCTCCCGAACTTTTAGGGTGGGTTCAGGAGATTAGAGCGGATGCAAGAGAAATGATGGGATTTGGACGTAATCAGCTTGGAGAGGAAGCGCGTTCCTCCCGGAGAACTGCAACCGAAGCCGGAATTGTACAGCAAGCCCATGAGATTAGAATTGACGAGAGACGTGACATTGTGGCTGAAGCACTTCAACGAACTATCCGGAAATTGAACCAAATTATCTTTAGCCGGTGGGATACGGAGAAGGTTATTGAGGTTGTTGGTTTTGACGCAGCCCGCTATTGGGTTCGTTACAGACCTAACGCAATAGCGGGAGAATACAACATAAAAGTCGATGTTGAGAGTTTGAGTCCTAAAACCAAAGAGTTTAAGAAAAGGGAAATTTTTCAGGTTATACAAGCACTCGCCAAACATCCTTCGGCAAACATCGACCATCTGTTAAGGTTGCTCTTGAGAGAATACGAGTGGGCGGACGCTATGACTATATTACCTCAAGCACCGGAGACGTCGTTAGGGCGTCCAATGGCGCTTAATCAGTTTGTTGCAAATCAGAGACAGTTAATGCAAAACCCAGCGCAACGTGAAGCGCGTACGAGGCAGAACGCCAACATGATTAGGAGTATGATATAATGCCGTACTACGATTATGAGTGCGAGTGCGGGAGGAAGTTTGATGAGTTTAAACGTATAGATGAGAGACACTTCGCTAAGTGTCCTTCCTGTGGTAAAAAGGCCAGAATGGTCTTTACAGGGACTAATCAAGTTTCCATCTTCACTCCCGCGTGGTTTCACGACATATGTGAGGAGTCCATGTATATTACAAGTAAAAGGCAACTTAAAGAAGAGTGTAAGAAACATAACGTAAAAGCGGCCAGATTAATGTAAGGAGGTGTGTATGGCAGAGGCGATTGGCTCTGAACAAGCGACTAAGAAGAAACCAGAACCGAAGTCGCAACTTAGAGGTACTATTACCATTAAGGTTTACTTGGGACAAGTTCCAGAGATTAAGTTTGACGGGCACCTAACCGGTAGGGACGTAACTATCGCGTGGAGACGTATGATGAAAGCATACCGTCAATGGAAAGCTAAGCTTCTTCAGAGCGGTATTATGATGGTTGATTGCGGTACCTGTCGTCAATCTCTCAACCGGAAAACGGCTATGGAGGTAGAAGACGTATGGTATTGTCCCAAATGTAGTTCTAAATTACCCAAACTTAGAAAAGTAACGGGTAAAAAAAAGAAGGAGGTAAAAGATGCCACCTGAAGCTAACGGAAACGGCAATGGCGAAGGCAAAGGGAATGAAACGGGTGCGGGCGATGTCCAAGCTCAACTTTCTGAACTCAAATCCCAATTTGAGGGTCTTCAGAAAGAACATGAAACACTAAAGGAGGCGAAGAGCGACCTTGAACGCAAACTCGACCAGGCTGATAAAGAACTTCTCAGCGATGATTACCTGAAGTTCAAGGAGAGCAAAGGTAAACCTTCTCATAGCGTTGACAAAGAGATTGACCTTGACACAGCAACTTCCAAAGAGATTGCTCAGTACTTCTCCGAGAAGTACAAAGGCGACCTTGATAAGGCTATTAACGGTATAGTAGAGAAATTTAGTCAGCAGGAAGAACGTATCGGTATGGCTATGGCTCAAATCGATATTGAAATGACTGCTATTAAACACCCCGACTTCTACGAATACAAAGACCGTATCAAGGAGCTTGGTAAAGAGAACCCGACTTGGGGTGCGGAGAAACTTTACAAACAAGCTAAATTGGAAGCTAAAGTTGAAGCGGAAGAAAAAGCTAAATTAGAGAGGGAGAAAGAAGAGAAGGAGCGAAAAGTTTGGTCTGAGAAAGGCGATGGATTACCTCCCGGTGCGGTTAAAGACAAACAGTTAACTAAAGAGGAAGCTGCTGAGATAGCGTACCGGCAGGCATTTGGTAACAAGGAATAATAAATTATGGCAACACCTACGTACAACGAAACATTAGACACAATGTACGCTACCACGTGGGTACTGCGCCGAAAGTCAATTGTTGACCAGGCGTTTGAAGCCACACCTTTTTGGTACACTTTGTCCAAAAAGGGGAAGCGTAAAACTCAAACAGGTGGACGCCGGATTGAGTGTCCCTTGAATTACGGTAAAAATGAAACCGTTACCTATGTTGGTAAAGGTGGTACCGTAACGATAGAGTCAACTGACCCGGTGACTATCGCCTATTATGATTGGAAGTACTTAACTGGGCATATTGTCAGGTACTTCAAAGACTTCCAGCAAAACAGGGGTAAAGCTGCACTAATCAACAAGGTTAACTCTGACATTGACAATTTACAAAGCAGCCTTATCGACAGATTAGAGGAAGACCTGTTCGGAGACGGAACAGGTATCGGAGGTCTGGCTATAGATGGACTTGACAAGTATCTTGCTGAAACCCAAACGTCAGGTACAGTGGGCGGGTTAAACCGTGCCACTTACGGTTGGTGGAGAGCTAACACCAAAGACATGAGCGGTGAACCTACTTCTATCTACCTTCGCAAAAGGATGAACTCTATGTTCAACGATTGTGGAAGGTATGGTAAGGGAGTTAGTAGGTTTCCAGACCTTATAGTTTGTGCACAAGGTGTGTATGAACTGTATGAGGACGAGTGTCTTGAAATCTCCAGAATTGTCATCAATGACAAAAAGCTCGCAGACCTCGGGTTTGGAGACTTGGCTTACAAAGGACGTCCAATTACTTGGTCACCGTCCTGCAAGAGTGGGTCAATGTACATCCTCAACACCAACTTCCTCGAGTGGGTTGCAGACCCCATTGAAAACTTTACAATGGGTGAATGGTTGCCCATTGTGAACCAACCTCGTGACAGGATTGCTCACGTAATGACGGTGGGAAATCTGATTTGCTCCAACCTCAGGAAGCAGGGAGTCATTTACGACATTACTGAAACTGGTGCGTAAGGATACGCACTAACTCAGCCTAACTGAGTCTAAAAGCTGGATGAGGATGGTTGTTAGGCGGCCTCCCCTCAAACCTAAACAGGAGTGAAACAATGAGTAAAATTGGTGGCGGAAATTACGGGGCACTAATGGCTACCCAGAGCATCTACGCCGAGTCTTCGAGTGCTAACTGTGCAGTTGGTACCAGGCTCCCAATGGGGGATAGAACTTTCTTCTACGGAAAGTTTATCGCTGCTACAGCAGCCGGTCTCATAGTGTCACCCGACTATTCGGACGCTGGGCCAATGCTTTTAGCCGATGGGTCATTGGTAAGTATGACGGCTGCTCAAGCCGAACTTTCACCTATCGCTATCGCAGTTCCAGCTGTTGCTGGTCAAAAGTTTCTCGCTGTTACCCACGCTTCAGCATTGGATAACATTACCAAGAACGAGCTGGAGAATGGGTACATCGTACTTACTGACAGTGCTGGTGTAGATGAATGCCACAAAATTAGGCGCAATCAGGCATGGTCGAGCTCGGTCAGCGATTATGTTGAGATTGAGCTGTGGGATGAGTTGATTGGTTCGAGCTTTGCGGATGCTACCACTGGCGTGGTACTATCCCCGAGTTTGTTTATGAACTTGAGAGCTGCAGCTGTAGGTACTGACGAAATTCCTGTCGGGGTTCCTATGAGAGCAATAACCGCTAATTACTATGCATGGGTTCAAACGTATGGCCCGGCCGGTGTTGTAACCGTAACCGATACCGCTTTTGGCGGTGCTGACGGAGAACTCGCAGGAACTGGACAGGTCGCAATTCGTGACTCGGATGGAATTGAGCCGAGGGTTGGCCGTGGTATTACTGATACAACCACAGCCGGTGATATGGTTCTGTTCTATCTGCAACTATGTCCGTAAAATTTGACTTTTAGCCCCAAGCTACAGTCTAACGTAGGGGGAATGGGGACACGTTCCCCATTCCTCTTACACTTAATTATGGAGGAGTAGCGAGATGAGTAATGGTAAATCGTATTTAATAGAGAAGATGTTTGAGGGACATCAAGACCCTTTATCGAGGGTACTTGTACAAAAAGATGATGGGACTAGTCCGGATGGTGTTACAAGCGCACCAAAAGGCACGTTTCTGGTTGTTTGTTACGTGGGTGACGCTACTGACGGTGATTGCTATATCAACACTGATGGTAGTACAGCCTGGACACAGATTAACGACGAAACGGCGTAGTGTTATGAGTGAGGAAGTTGGACTTGCCAGTTATTACACAAACAAAAGTGTAGACCCAAGATGGGGTGGTTACACCAAAAGTGGTGAGATGTTTGACGAGAATGACTTTACTGCTGCCGTACCTCCTAAACGCTGGAAAGAGTTGAGAGGTAAGAAGTTAGAAATCACCAGTGTTGATACCGGTAAGAAAGTGGTTGTTAGAGTAAACGACACCGGCGGGTTTGAGAAGTATGGTAGAGCGGTTGATTTGAGTAAAGCTGCTTTTGGCGCTATCGCACCCTTGGGAAAGGGTTTAACCAAGGTTAAGATTAAAGTTGTAAAGGAGCCTGAATAATGGCAATGACCGGAGCTGACTTTATAGATGAGGTTAGAGAAAACATTCGGCGAAACTCGGATGGTGTGTCCGATACCCGGATACTTAGATGGGTAAATTGGGCAAAGGACTTTATCGCCGACCTTCACACATATGAGGAGATGAAAAAGAATTATGTTGGCTCTACCACAAGCAGTCAAAAACGGTATGGGTTTCCTACCAATATGAAGGACATTTACACTATGACCCTTCAGTCCGGTGCAGAGTCCAGAAAACTAGACTATGTTCACCCCCGTACTATGGATAGAGCGGTGCCAAGATTTGAGGTGTATACTGAAGGTAAACCTTCACAGTACGTTGACTATGGAGCTAACTTCGAGTTATTTCTAATACCGGATGACGAGTACACTTTAAACTTGAGGTGCACACTCTACCCGGATGATTTAACCAATACGTCAACTGCGTGGTCGAGTTACGCTACATGTTACTTCAAGAGAAAGGATGCGCTTATCAGTGCAATAGCAACAGTGTTCGGTTTCTATTCTCTACGCGAAGTTGAGGATGCCGCTTGGTGGGCTAACAACATAGTCCCTGAACTATACGCTGCATCTCTGACAAGTGACCATACAGCAGTCGATTGGGGGCCGAAAGCCCGTCAGTTCACCAGTGGTGGGGCATTGATAGGTAACTGGTGGAAAAACCCGTTCACAGGGAGAACTGTATGAAAGATGGAAGTGTAACGGACGCAAAGTGGAAGGAGAAAGTAACGGATGCACACTGGACAGAAATCGGTGTACGACCACCTGTACGCAAACACCAACTACGGGATGCCGGAAGCGAGTATCGGGCTGGGGATGGTAACTACAGCAACAGAGATACTTAACTTCCGGAATGTCGTTGATGTTGGGTGTGGAGCCGGTTATGCAATACTTGAGTTCTTTAAGAACGGTAAACAGGCCAAAGGTATAGAAACCTGCTCGTGGTTGTTAGCAAACCCACTTCGGAGTCTGGTCGCTACCGGTATAGTAAAGTATGGTAGTATCACACATATTCCATACGGAGTGGAAGAGTTTGATTTAGTGTTCTGCTGCGAAGTTCTTGAGCACCTTGACGAGAAGGATGTAGATAGAGCATTGTCCGAGTTGGTTAGAGTTAGTAGGAGATGGATATTCGCTACGGTTGGGTTAACCGATAGCGTCTACGGTAAGGGAATTCATCTCACTGTGAGACCGTTCAACTGGTGGAAGGAGAAGTTTGAGCAATTCAAACTTAAACCTCACCGTTTGACTGGTCAACAAAGAGGGAGCGGAATGTATGTCTACCGCAAAGATTAAACCAGACGAGTACTACGACCAAAAAAATCTTGATGAGCAGCGTAAGCTCTATCAGGAAATGTGTAAAGGAGGACTTTATGACCTTCAGTTAAAGAACTTTCTTTGGAATATGGTCATTATTCAGGCTACACATCCTCCCGGGATACTTGGTTTCAAAGAAATCTTTAAGAGGGTGCCCGCGGTTGTTGTCGGAGCTGGGCCGTCACTGGATAAGAATGGATACTTACTTAATAAGTATAAAGACAACTTCATCATAGTCAGTTGTGATGCGGCACTACCGATACTGGTAAACAAATATGACGTGTATCCGCATTTCGTAGTAATGGTTGACCCAACACCGAAGCAGAAACACAACTTCAAAGATATTGATACGACTAAATTTTACACCATAGTACCTCCTGTCGTAGACCCATCCATCTTTCGAAGTGTTGACCCTAAACATTTAGCGGTGTTCAACATAAAAGATACGAAGAATACGCTCTTTGAACAAATACCTTATCACATCGGACGTAAGGGAGCGCTACCAGCAGCTATTCTCACGACGGGTGATTGTTACTGTTTTGCGGCTGCGATGGGGTGTAATCCTATAATGTTTGTGGGAATGGACTTGAGTTGGCCTTCGACCGATAAGGTATACGCAGACGGAATTGTTGATTGGAAGGTAAACTATCAAAAGGGGGCGAAGTTCAAAGCTCACTGTATGTTGTTCCCGGACATCAATGGTAAACTTGTACTTACCCACCAAACGTTACTGATGTTTTGGGCGTGGTTGAGAGAGAATAGTAAATTCTGTGCACATACTCTCATTAACTGCAGTGAAGCTGGGATACTTCACTTCAAGGGGATGAAGGTGATACCGTTTCAGAAAAGTATTGATAAGTATGCCAACAAGAAGTTAGTCGGCGTTGATGAAAAGATAGAGAGAGCGTACAATTACGAGTACGCGGACGGGTTAGTGGAAGAGTTACTTCTACCGCCCTTCAAAAAGGAATATTTAGGACTTCGTCACAGACTGGTGGGAAGTCCAAAGAAATAGAAAGGAGGTGAGAAGATGGCAGCACCATCAATTACGTGGTACGAGGTTACTGGTACCACGAGCAGTGCAACGTATTCGACCATCGCATCGTTGAACTTTGGAACGGTTACTGCCGGCGCCTGGAGTGTTGTTCAGTGTGTTCGTCCCAAGGTTGCGACGAACTCTATCCAAAGTGCTAAGTGGTGGTTCTATGACATTGCTGGTACCAGGTCAGCGGCCTCAACAGGTATGGGAACGGCAGGCGGATGGTTACACCATATAACTGCAACTGGTACGTACGTCAAACCGTCTGGTATTACCCCTTCAAGTTCGTGGGGGACTGAGATGCCGGAGAGTACTGGTTCTGGTTATGCATACAGCGCCGTTAGTGCTGGAGCGTATGGCGACTTTGTGTATCTCGCAATTAAAGTTCCGTCAGCGGCTGGTGATGGAGCTCATACTGCGTGGGGGTATCAACTGAAGTACAGTTATACCTAAAGGCCGTAAGTTCAATTTTTGAATTTACAAGGGAAGGAGTGGATGAACTGATGTTCGTAGCACACTTACGAGATGGCAGAACTCTCAAAGAAAGTGAGGGAACTGATTGGAGGCAGGTTCCACATCAGGACATCACGTCGCTCCAACTTTACCGGAGCGGTAAAACATACACGATTAGTGCGGATGGTAAGAATGTTGAGTTTATACAGTTAAAGAGGGCTGTAGTCGGTACCGGTCCGCTGAAAGGTATAACCGAGAGAGTTATTGGGTTTATATTGGACGGTACCTACGCATTCAAAATAGAGGTAGATGAAGGAAACGGTAATGTTAAAGTTACTATCGAGAAACGTGAGGGTAAACGGTGGCGACGTCTTTAAATCAACCTGACAAATATGAAAGAGCGGTGAAAGGTTGTAAACTACCGGAGGTTATATGAGGAAAATACTGGTTTTACTAATTGGGTTGGTATTGATTGGTGGGGTAGTGTATGCTCAACCTTATAAGACTATGAGGTATGAGGGTGATACTTACGCTGAAGGCGAAGATAGTGGGGGAGACGGATACTTTTTTGTGGTAGAAGACGGAACGGAGTACCTGCGTGTAACCGGTGGATATGTAGGAATAGGTACAACAACCCCTTCTTCAGAATTAGATGTGTCCGGAACTATTACTACCCAAGATATTGATATTACATCATCAGGCTTATTGGACGTTACACCCACAGGCGCAGCAAACATCAAAAGTTTGGTAAATAAAGAGTACGTAGATTTAGCGGTAACTTCTCTCGGTGCAACTTACTATATGTATGATGAGGATGACGCCACTGGATATAAAACCTGTTACTTAAATCCTTCTTCGGACTCAGAAGAATATATTGAAGATGCTGATTTAAGTAATGATGATTATATAGGGGGTTGGATTTCTGCTTCTGGTGAGGCGCCTACAAAACTATTGAAAGGAGTTTATAATTGGTATATCACAGTGGAAAAAACGACAGGAACAAAAGATTTAAGGGTTTACTGGAAACTGATAGAAAGAAAAACAGACACCTCTGAAACTATTGTAGCAACAAGCTCTGACCCGTTGCAATTATCTAACGATTACTTACCCGACTCCGGTAGTAGAATAGTCGGTAAACTCTACGTTGACGTTTCAGGTACTGGAAGTGACCCTACTATTCGAGTATATTATCAAGGAACTACAAGCTCAAGATGGGAAATTCCAGCCAATACGGAGATTTTCCAGAACATTTTTATCCCTTACGAGGGGGCGGAAAAAGATGTAGATCTGGGGAGTAAGGCTTTGGTTACAACTGGCAATGTAGCAGTAGGTACTGATACTCCGGTTTCAAAACTGACAGTCAACGGTACATTAGGTTTACAGTCAGCAGCCGACCCTGACGTTACTAATGCCGGAGAATTAACGTTTGATAGTGACGGTGCAAACGAGAGCGGAGACTCTTACTACCGGGGAACAGACGGTACAAATCAATATCCTGTTGGTCAGAAAATTGTAACTATGAATTTTCCTCTCATTGAGCCTGGTTCGATAAATGCCGCTGATTTAATTCCTGTGTGGCATAACACAACCGGAATGACTTTTACCATTGTTGAGTGGAAGGCGTGGAGCGACGATGATAATGTGAGTTTGGAACTCGAAGAACTCACAGACCCAGCGGACTTCACGGCGATTACGACCGTTGACGCAGTGGAAATAGCAACGGATGGCACAAGCGTTTATTACGCATCTGATACTGCAATTACACACGGTGTCATAGAACACGACCACACTCTTGCGATAGATTTCGATACAAATGATACACCTGATTATGTTTTACTTACGGTCAAAGGTTGGTTTAACGCAGATGTAGATTAAGGAGGTCTCTATGAGAATGGTTAGTTTACTTGTTTTGTCGTTATTGTTTGGCTCGGTTTGCTTCGGTGATGTTACAGGAGAAATTGTAAGTATTGATAAGGACATTAACGGTAATATAAGAGTATGGACACAGTATAAAGTTGACGGAGTCGAAGTGCAAAGTCAATATCCTAAAATCAACGGTAAGTCAGTTTATTGCACCCGTTACTCCGCTATGAATTTTTTGGGAATGACTGATGCTGAAATTAAAGCGAGGATACTTGAAGATGTAGATACTCACACCAAGTCTCTAATCAGAAAAACTTATGTGGAGAAAACCAATAATGATATTCTTACCGGACATATAAACGGTATAGTGGGTTCAAAAGTTACAAACCAAACTGTTACAAAGGTGATTGATGGTAAGGAGTATATTCTTAAAACTGACGGGACTTATACTGTTAAGCCTGTTGTTATCGAGTAATATCCAAGCAGGGACATCAGTAGATTATAATGACGCTAACTGCGAAGCTGCGTATTTATTTGATGAGGGGTCGGGCACAATTTTAGGAGATTCTTCCGGTAATAACATAGATGGTTCTTTCAAGGGTTCTGGGGAGCCAGCTTGGGACTCTTCTACTCCTCCCGGTGGATATGCGGCTGGGAGCCTTTTGTATGATGGTGACGATGATAGGGTTTATATGTCGGAATTAAATGACCTTGAGTATGTTGACACTATAACAGTAACTATTTGGCAAAAACTTACTGATACAACAGAGAGACAAGTATTTGTTAATAATGATACACAGGATACGCTTTGGTATACAAAAGATGAAGGTGGTAATAATAAACAGAATGTATATCTTGGAAAGACTACTTCACCGGGATATCACAATTCTGATACAGCCTTGACCGCGAATTCATGGCAACATTGTGCATTTACCTATAATGGTTCTAATGTAGTTTTTTATCTTGATGGTGTCAATGATGGGGGCGGTAGCACAACAGGAAATATAGGTTGGAATTGGTCAGCAGATTGGACGTTGGGTACTCGTAGAGATTATGGCCTGACGCCAAAGTTTTGTTGTGATGGGTATCTTTCAGAAACTGCAATATTCAGTCGTGTTTTAAACTCCACCGAAATAAACGACATTATGGATAACGGACTCGCACCGGTGGTAGGGGGAGCTCCGCAAGTAATTGGAACGATTATAACGGGTTTGGGTCTATGATGTATAGGTTTCGGAAAATGTTAACTAAACGTAACAATTATGTAGAGAATGGCCAGTGAGTATGTATTAACAGATAGAACCAGCGCAACCGATTATGCGGTGACAATTGATGATGGAGTATTGCAATACGACACCACTGCAAACACTCCTCAGTCCGAACCTATCTTTGAAGATGACGCTAATCCAGGCACATACTGGAAACTTTACATAGACAACGCAGTCCTGGCTGTGGAAAACACCGCAACAGTTCAAGATGATGTTGTCGAGCTGTCGGA